GACATTCCAGCGACGGAGATTCTCTTGCGTTTGCGACAGGGGGACACACACCTGCGGCGCGGTGAATTCCAACCGCTGACCGTCGAGCGGACCGCCGACGCACTCGATACCTGGGACGGGCACTGACTTCGTTGAGATCATACGACGGGCTTCCGGCGGAAGAACGACGCGAGCCACGCGCGCGCATCGAGCAGCCATCCGTGGATCTTGGCGTTGGGCTTGGTGACCGCTGCGCCGATCGTCCCTAAGATCGGGAACGCTGTCCCGAGCACGATCTCGACCTCATCCTTGTCGTGCGCGAGCTCGCCGATCCATGCCCATTTGGGGTGTATGCGCCAGAGGATGCCGATCAGCGCCACGACGGTCGTGACCGCGTTGGCGTAGCCCTTGTGATCCTGGTCGTCAGTCACATCTCGTCCCGGTTGAGTGGTAGCGGATTGACATATCCAAGCACCCGCGCGAGCGTCGCGGCCTTCGCGAAGCAGCCGACGCCATTGGTCGAGTAGCCGGCGAGCGACGTGTTGCCCTCCACACTCAACAGCGCCGGCGCGACGCGCACGATGACACCCATGTGCTCGGGGTTGTCTTGCGCATCGCCATAGATCACAGCGCGGCCGATCGCGGGCCTTGACGTCCAGCGCGCCGTGCGGAATCCCCACTGCTTCCACGCGATGACCGCACCCGCTTCCGATGGGGGGATCTCCGCACCCATTTCGCGAAACCATGCAGCAGCGGCAGCAGCGCACCACGACATGCCGAGCGGCGAGCCAGCGGCCGCCATATAACCGTCGATCACCGGCGAGCGATTGGTCGTCAACTCCATGATGCCTACGTCGCACATCGCGCGGCGAGCGATCAGCGCATTCAGCGCAGGCGTGACGTCCGGAATCCAGCGAGCGAGCGCCGGCATCGTCGGGGTTGTGATCGCGGGATCAGTCACAATGCACGCTTCCTGCGGGGCCTGATCGGCGGCACATCGTCGCGCCACGCTTCGATCACGCCTGAGAGTTTGTTGTGTCCGTCGGCCAGGTAATCGACTTTTTCTTCCAGCTTGGTGAGCGTCGAATCGACCTTTCGGAGCGTGCCGTTCAATTCACCCAATGCACGGGATAGCTGCGGGATGTCTTTCAGCATCTCGCCTTGTGCGAGCTGCGCGGCGGCGAGTGCTTTTTGCGAATCTTCGAGCGCATCAACGCGCTTCGATTCCTCGCGTGCGGCCTGTATGTCGCGCTCGAACGTCGCCGTCCGCAAATGCTTCTCGACCTTCGCGGTTTGCCGCTCAAACGATCCAAACCAGCGTTCGTCGTTCCACGGCCTCACGATTGATACGAGCAACGCCCAGAGCCACGTGAGCACCACAACGCAACCGCTCGCGATCTTGAGCCACGTCGGTATCGTGTCGTCGGGGATTGGCACGGCTGATTGGTCGAGGGTGGGTAAACGAAAAACGGCCATCGCGTCCCTTTGCTGCGGGACGAAATGGCCGTTGTGAGGGGCCTGGTTGGCGAGCTATGCCCTGCTAAAACGTACTTACATCACGGTGCTAGTGTACCGCTTTTATCGGTGCTGCGCCAGCGGGAAATTGCCTACAAATCCGCTACCCGATCACCTGGCAGAAGGCGAGCGGCGGCGGAACGGTGCTCGGCGGATCCGTGAGGACCAGGAATGCGAGCTGCGGGATGCGAACGTTCGCCGCAGTGTTCTCAACAAGCGCAAGTCCTGCCAGCCGGGTGAGCCGAGCTTTTGCATTCGCGTTTTCAGTTAGCTCCAGTTCGGCGAGCTGCGTGAAACGATTGGCGGCCATCCGTTATCTCCGTTACGCCGCGATCTTGGCTAGGATCTCGGTGCTGTTCACGCCCGTAGGCGTGAGCGCAGCCCCAGAACCGTCAACCTGAAACCCTGCCTGTGTATAGGCATACGTGGCCGAGGTTGGAACCGCGGAGGCGAACGCATTGGTGCTCGACGTACGGATCCCAAGCGCTACTTGCCGAGCCGCCGTATCGTCTTTCCGCATGCACGCGACAACGGCAATGGCCGATACACCGGTCGTCCCTGCGTCGAGGGCCGCGTGTGCGAGCGAGATGACGTCGTTAACCGTTCCATCGGCCGCGTAGCTGGTATCGCCGTTCTCCGGGATGTCACTCGTCACAGCAGCCAGGCTCGCGCCTCCCACAAGAGTTGGCGTACCAACATTCCCGGTACCGTCCGCGTTTCCCGTGCGGATCTGAAACCGCTTCGGGCCGTAGTGCTCGAACGTGCACGACGCTGGCGTGCCGGCGCCACTCGCTCCGGTCCGGCTCGCGGCCTCATATACGTAAGGATCGGAAAAATACGACTGTGTGGCTCCGGTACTGTCGCCGAGTTGGAACCTGGAGCAGGCACTTCCCACAACGGCCGAGCCGCGGGTATTGAGTCCGGACGCAGAGATCACGCATACGCCGGCAACCCACACGTCGACCGTTCCGGCGGTAGGGTGCGGATAGTATTGCCATTCCACGTCAAGGTAGCTGTTTATAGGGAGGACACCGGCGGCAGTCGGACCTGCTATCGTGTTGGCTGAACTGCTGCCGCGATAAACGGACATCGAGCCATCCAGATTTCGCGCGAGCGATCCCTGTACCGTCCCAGCTGAATCAGTCCACTGTGCGATAACGCCCGTCGCGTTGGCCTGAGGGTTGAACGCGAACAACATTCCGCCGACAGTGAGCGTGGCCGGAAGCGTCTTAATGGCGATAGATCCGGCGGCTTGCCGCCAACCAACACCGCCGAACCGTCCGTAGGTCGTTCCGATACTCTGGGCGATTGCATCCCATTGGTTAGGCGTGGGAGTGGAAACGGTGGACGCCGTCGTGTACAGTCCAAAGCTGTCTGCAAATGAGTAGGTGAGTGACATGGTCGTATCTCTCTAATTAGCTGCGTTGAATTTCAAGCGCGACGTAAGCGCGCGTCGCTGTGGTCGCACTGGTTACGACGAATCGAAGCACATCGCCGTCTGTAATAGTCGTTGTCGTCCAGCCCGTGAACGCGGTACCGCTCGCACCGGCCGCAGACGACACGACGAGCGGCGACGTGCTGCTGATCTTGGTCCACGTGTTGGTGAGCGCATTGGCGAGTGTCGCTTTATAGACGTCGATCGACACCGAGCCACTGACTCCGGGCGGGAACCACACGGCCCACGCCGAGAGCGTTCCGGGCGTATTGGTGCGCGCCTCGATCTCTTGCGTCGTGAGTGCGGCTGCGCCGTTGTCGAGCACAGCATTGACCGTTGCGTTTCGCGCGCTCGCCGGCAGCTGCGCCCACGGAACGACGCCCGACGTGAGCGACGCAGCGCCGCTCGATGTGCCGAGATCAGAAAGCTTCGATGACGGGATGCTCGGTATGTCGCTCGCGCCCAACGTGTCGTAGAACGGCACCCCGGCTGTTGTTCCGTTGCCGGCAGACGTCAGGAATTTCCGCGTCGTCGTGATCTGGCCCGGCAGATCTGCGAGCGCAAGCAAAACGGCGCTCCACACACTCGAAACGTATTTCAAGAATGTGCTCGCTGCGGGTGAAACGGGTGACTCGACGTAGGGCGCCGTGCCATCTACCGAGAGATCGCCGGCGATGTGCAGATTCGCGTCTGTCTTTTTGGTGTAAGGAGAGGTCGCCACTGTTTAGATGGCCTCTATCGCCGTGAACGTGAGAGCTTGCGGCGCGACCATTGCCGCTACAGGCGTCGCAGTCCCGAGCTTTGGCCAGACATTGACGGTGTCGCCGGCGAGCCAATCTCCGGTGAGTGGGACGATTGGTGTGGATTTGAGAGCGGCGAGCAATGCGTTGAAGTCAGTCGAGTCGAGCGGGACGGTGGTGACGCTCCACGTCCGAATCTCCGGGCCGACTATGACCATCATCGTTCCATCCAATGTGCGTGCGCGATCCTCCGTCCTCTTACGCGTCATGCTGCATTTATCGATTGCGCAGCGGATCGCAAGTGTCGGCGGGGCGGGATCGATCAGACGAATATTGTCGTACCACCCCGCCCAGTTTGTAACTATCCCTGTAAAAACCTCTATCGGGAACGCGACTGCGCCCGAGCCGTCTGCCACGACCGCGACATCCTTATATTGCACCCATGTGTCAGGCGTGAGCGAGGTGTGACCCGTGGTATAGACATCATACCGATAACGATAGGTCTTTCCGGGCGTAAGTCCGGTGACATTGTACGTCATCGTCGCGGTGAGATTGTTGGTATGTCCGTCGGTGCCCGTGAGTGTTAGGTGGGGCACTGGGGACGTGGATGTCTCTTTGTGCGTGCCGTCCAAGCCCCACACAAGGCCGCCGAGTGGAGTCGACTGCACCCACGCCGCGTTAAACGCAGCACTATCGGCGTATGTGCTCCAGTCCGGAGACCACACGACGAGCTCGCCGCCGCCGACCGATGGGATCGAGAGGAAATCGGTCATGCGCGGCTCGCGGTGTTGATCACGGTACGTTGAGTGCGCACGGCGCCAGGAGGTAGGACGCTGCGATGGTCGAAGCGATCGCGTCGAACGTGCCACCATCGGTCGCGGCGAACGGAATATCCGTTGCGCCGTCGTGGTAGATGTCGGCCAGCGCGTCCGGAGTGCCGAACAGGAGAGAGCCCGGAGCGCGCTCGACGTGCATCCACGGCTCGAACGCCAAGACGTCACCTGTGAGCACCGCGAGACTCGCTCCAGCGACCACTTTTTTGATGACGCGCCGAGACGCGAAAATAAGGTTCTGCGCGCCAGTATTGCCTTCGTGCACATCGTAGATGGTACCGACCTTGCTCCACACTCCACCGGACAATCGGAGCACATAGATCGCGAGATTGGAAATTCCGACACCAGGCGTGAACCACTTGACGCCAACTCCGCCGAATTCCCAGTCGCCCGCCGGAATCGTCTGACCGGCCGTGAAGGGTTCGGAGAGGAATACCGCCGCGAATCCGTCGTGCGTGCCCGTGACGCTGGATCCCACATACGCCAGGTGCCACGCGCCGGTACTGGTCTCGCTTCCCTTCGTCTGAACCATGCCACGCGGCGTGTCGTAATTGGTCGAGAGCCTGACGTTGTCCACCGGCATCGAGCTCGAGCGCGGGAATGTCGAGCCTGCGGGCGCGGACGATGGGACGGTGTTGCGCAGGAATAGCTTGGTCGGCGGGACAACAACTGGCGGAGGCGCGTCAACTGGCAGCGCCTCGGTGAACGACACGTCGATGTAGCCCACTTCTGGCGAAGTCGCCCCGTCGCCACCCACGGTGACGATGCGAAGCAAGGTGTCGCCCGTCACGCCAGCAACCAGGTTCTCGACGGTGCCGATGTGCGTGCCCGTTGCATCTATCGCGACGGTGATGTCGGTCGCGCCAGCGTTCGCCCACGCCGAGCCGGTCCAGTATTCGAGCGCGAGCTTGCTGCCCGAGCTTCCTGCCACGCTCGGCACGCTCGCGATGAGTTTGGCCGAGCCGAACGGACTGCAGTCCAGGCCGAATTGATGACCCGGATGCAGTGACGCCGTCCGCGCGGCAGGCATCGCCGAGAGCACGATCAGGTCCGCAGCACCGTCGTGCACCGTCACCGTGTCGGACACCGCGATCGCGGTGACGTATGTGTGATCCGGCGGCGTCTTTGGTATCGCCGGCGCATCCGTGGCGGGGATGTAGACCTCGCGCTGCGTGTGCTGGCCGTTGAGCGAGGCGTCGAACACGTAGCGCAAGGGCGCCAGCCCGGCCGTCGAGTCCGGGCGTGCCACGACCCACGGAAATGCAGCCGGAAGCCCCGACGTGCCGAACGTGAGCCCTCCATCGGTCGAGAGTGTGAGCAAACCCGTATTCTGGACGCTGATCGTAACCGAGTCCGCGTCGGTAACAGCGTTCACCTGGAGCGTAGGGCCCGCGGACGATGGCGCGGAGCGCGGATTGTTGCCGCGCGCGATCCATCGCTGGTAGCGGCCGCAGACCGTGCCACGCGTTGCGATCACCGTCCGATACTTCCCGTTGGCGTAGCTGTGCGTCAGATCGACGACGGCGAATTTCTGATCCGTGTCGTATTGCAGGAAATTCGCGTTGAACTGCTCCAGATCGTGCAGCTCGATCGACCAGTCGAAGTGCATCTCGATCGACTGGTCAGCGAGTGGATCCTTGGTGTCGGACAATATGAGATCGACGAACGCTTGCGCCTCCGTCGGCGTGTCGATCGGTGAGTCGCTCGGCTCGTCCGTCCGGAGCCAGCCCCGATCGTAACGCGCGATCGAGGTTGCATCGGTCGCGGTGGCCGTATCGCGAACTCCGGTATCGGAGCGGGTGTAGCCGCACTCGATCGCGTTCCGCACGTTGTCGCCCGAGAGCGATAGCTCGTTGACGGCGAGGATGCGGGATTTGTCGAGGATACGGTCGGCTATCGTCTTACCGCGGGGAGGCTGGTAGAGCGTGTAACGCCAGGCCGACGTGCCTGCATCCCACACGTATCGCGTGTCCCATCCGTTCAGGCCGTCCAGCGCGTCTACGGCGTCCGAAAGCGACGCGATGCTCTGCTTGTACGGCTTGATCGCGAACATCGAGGCCGTGGGTACGTAGAGCGTAATCGGCCCCGCGCTGAACGTGGTGAGGATGGACTGGATCACATCCTCGAGCACGACAGACCCATCGGCGGCGCCATACTGCGTCTCTGTCTCGACAAAGCGCCGCGTGAGCTGGTCTCCCAGGTCTCGAACCGTGAGCTTGGCCGTCGTGCCGCCCACGTCGAACTTTGTGACATACCCCTCGAAGATATTTTTCCAATCCCCGGAGACAGGCGCGGTGCCAACCGCAGTAGTCGCGGTCAAGATCTGCACGCGGCGCCTGACATCGATCGCGGGCCCCGCTGCATTGAGCGGCGAGCCGTCCATGAACGGTGACACCGAGAGATGGCCCGTGTTGTCGCGAATCTCTCTGCGCAGCACGATCGACGCCTGCGCGATCGTCTGATCGATGTTGAAGTTACAGTTCCAGCTTATGACGAAGTTGTGGCCCTGTAGCGTCGCCCAATCCTGCATCGTGCCCGTGGCGTCCTCGATGAGGATCTGCTGCCACACCGAGTACGACGTCCCCTGCAGTAGTGCGAGCTCGGCGGTAGTTGTTGCGCGCGGCATCGGGGGTGCTACGCCTCGTCCAACGTGAAATCGAATTGCAGCATGAACGGAGACGCGGCGATCGGCTTCTCGTTGGGCGCGGTCGGAAATACGCTCACGGTTGCGCCGCCAAAATAGTCGCCCGTGGCGTTGACCGGAGGTGCGGCGACCAGTGCAGCCCTCACAGTGTCCGCCAGCGTCTGATCCATCGGCGACGTCGTGAACTTGCAGCCCGATTTCCACCCGATAATCGCAGCCGAGTGCGTGCCGTCGGTCGCGTCATCCCGGTCGCCGATCTCGTCATACGTGAGAGTCGGCGGGGTTGCGATCGCGACCGGGATGTCCACGCCGCCGACAGTCAAGAACGCCATCAGTCGCGCCTCACTGGAGGCGACGCTGTGCGTTGCTGCGCACCGTGGCGCCGCCGCGCATGGAATCGTCCTGCGCGAACTGATCGAGCTTGTCTTGCACGGCACTCGCGATGGTGTCGGCGATCATCGTGGGATCCGCGAGCGTGGCGCCGTCAACCTGGATCGAGACCGTGTACGTATTTCCCTGGTACGTGACCTGCGGCGCCGCCGTATTCCCGGACGCCGGATACATCGGCGTCGTTGGAGTCGGAAGTGCGATCGGGCCTATAGTGTCAGTGCCAGAAACGATCGGCGGCGCGCCGGGGATGCTTGGAAGTGTCGGCGCGCTCGCGATGTACCGATCGAGCGCGATCTTGAAGCCGGTCGGCACGTTGGACAGCGTCGCCGTGAGGCTGTTCGCCGCGTTGTCGAGCGTATTGAGTCCGTCCGCAGCCGTGCCGATCGCGGACTCGAATTCGCCGATATTCTGGAATCCGCCGAAATCCGCGATCGAGATCGTGCCGGCAAGCGCGCGGGACAGGTCGTCCTGCAGCTGCTTGCGAATTGCGGCGCGTCCAGCCGCACTCGATGTGTCGACGTTGCCCGGGAGCATCGCGGGCGCCACGGTCCGGATCAACTGGATCGCGCGGTTGAGCGAGTCCTGGTCGCTCGTCTTGCCAGCGAGCTTGTCGGTGAGATCGAGCAACCCCTGCTGGTCGCTCATCGTCGAGCCGAACTCGAACACTGCCTTCGTCGCGTCGGCAATGCCAGTCGAGAACGCCTGGAACGCCGTCTGATTGATCGTGCCATTGGTATTCTGGATCGTGAAACCCAGATCCTTGGCCGCTTGCTCGACCTGCGCGATAGTGAGCCCGTATTGCGCGAGTATGGGCCCCAGGAGCTTCATCTGGTCAGACAGGCCGCCAATGAGGCCGAACAACCCGAGCGATCCACTGATAGGCGCGGCCGTGCGCGTGAACTGCGCGACGCGGTCGACGTTGGCACCGCCCGATGTGAAGCCGGACAACTTCACAGCGACGTCCTGCAACCGCTGGTTGTTCGTCGCCATGAGCTGCTGCGTTTCCTTCTGCAGCGCGGTCTGACCGCCGAACACGGACGCGAATATCGCGATGCTCGAACCGATGATTCCGGCACCGGCCGTGATCTGCGCCGCTGCGCTATCTGCCGTGCTGAAGCTGCTCACATTGGACGCGAGGTTGCCGGCGGAGTTGAGTATTCCGCCAAGCTGCTGCTGACCGAGCGCGTTGGCGGCGTCGGCGAGCCCATGCAAGCCCGTACCGAGCACAGTCAGCGATTCCGCGAGATGATCTACGGGCGACTTCGTCGACCCCGCGTTGATCGACTTGAGCAGTGTGTCAATCGCCTCGAGGATACGCTTCTTTTCTTCCAGCACCTCCGATGGCGTGCCGGGCAGGTTCATCGCGTCGACGGCGCGCTTGAGGTCGACGGCCATGTTCGCCGCGGTCGTCCGTGCACCGGCCATCGCCTTGTCCACGTCGACCGGCGTCTGTCCGTTCGCGATCTTGGCTGCGTTCTCGATCGAGAGGCGCGCCGCTTGGACCGTCGCGGTGTCGACGGCGTCCCGGAGCGGCTGCAGGAAGCTGTCCGCGAGCTGCTGCTTGGGGACCGAATCGAGCGCGGCCTTATAGATCTTCTCGATCTGCTTGTCGAGACCCGCCTGCATGTCGATCTTCGGGAGCGACAGTCCCGCGAACTTCATATCGGCGACCTTGGCGAGCGCGTCCTGCAGCTGCCCGATCTCGTCGACGCGCTTCTTAAATTCAGTCCCTGACTCGCCGGGATTACGGACGAATGCGCTCCCGAGATTATTGAGCGTTGCGAGCGCCTTGCCGATTGAGTCGTACGCTGACTGCGCTTCGGCCGGGAGTGGCCCCGCGAATTTCGCGATCTGGTCGATCTGCGCCACAAGCGTCCCGATCATGTCCGAGAGCTTGTCGACGCCGGCGTCTGCACCGCCGCCCGGGATAGTCACGTGCCCTGGCTCCGCCTGCGCCTTCCGGACCGCAGCGAGTTGCGACATCAGCTTGTCGTGCTGCAACTGCACCGCGCGGATCTGCGCCTCGAGCGCGGGATCTTCGCCCGCTGCGCCCTCGAACGATCCGGCACCTTTGCCGGCGGCGAATCCGGACGGACCCTTCGGCGCTTTCGGGCGGCGCTTGATGAGTGCCGCTACGTCGGCATCGAGCTCGACAATCCCCCTCTGCGCGCCCGCTGCAGCCGCCGCAAGCTGCGCCTTGGTCATGGCGCCCAGGCTCGCCGTGAACTGATCCGTCTCGGCGCGCGCTGCGCGTGTCGCGTCGCCCGACTTGTAAAGCAGCGCCGCAAAAAACGCGAGCGGCGCCGCGATCACGGACAGCGAACCGAGCGACTTGGCGAGGCCGAGAAGGCCGGCCGTTCCAGTCGTCGTCTTGAGGAGCGCGTTGATCGCCGTCAGGTTGCGGATGAGGCTCCCCGTTACGACGATCACCGGCCCAGCCGCTGCGGCTACGACGCCGAACGCGATCGCCGTATCCTTGAGCGGCGCCGGCAGATCGGTAACAGAGCGCGTGACGTCGGTCAGCGCGTGCACCGCCGCCGTGGTGGCGGGGATCAACTCCTTGCCCCACTCGGCGAGAAGCTCCTCTGTCGCGGACCGCAAGAACTTGAACGAATTGGCGGCGTTGTCAGCGGTGCGTGCAGCCTCGCCCATCTGGTTCGCAGCTTTGGTGCGAATGAGCGAAAGCGTTGCCTCCGCGATGGCGCTCTGCGATAGCTCGGAGCCAGTAGCAGCGAGGCCCATACGATACGCCTCCTGCTTCACCATTGCCGAAGTGATCACGACGCCCAGCTGTACGAGGCCGCGCGTCTTGCCGGCGATGCCCTTCTCGAGTGCGTTCATGGCGTCGTCGATACCGACGCCGTTGAACGCGGCCATATCGGCGGCCATCGTCGTCAGCTGCTGCGTGAGCGCCGTCGCAGCACGAGGCGCGATACCCATCTGCTCCACGAAGTTCTGCGTCGTGGCGAGCAGCCTATCCATCTCGCCAGTCGTCGCCGGTATCGTGAGAAGCGCCTGCTTTTCGAACGCCTTCATCGCATCCGACGCGGGGCCAAAGATGCGAGAGAATCGCACCATCGCGGCTTCGTCGTCGGCTGCGAACTTGGTCATCGCCCCAGCAATCGCGACGAGCGGCACGGTAACCGCGAGCGACATCTCCTTGCCGGCCTTCTCGATATTCGACGCCGATTTGAGAAATGTCTTTTCCGCGCTATCGAGGTTCTTCTGCCACGACACGATGTCCGCGGAGAGTTTGACCGTCATGGTCGCGACCTGTCCCATCTGCCTAGCCCTCCACGGTTGGCGTTGCGGTCATCGGTTCTTTCGTGCGGCTTCCATCTCTTCGTTGTAGATCGTGTCCACGATCCCCCACTCGGTGAGCTCTTCGGACGACATTGTCGCCTCGAGCTCGGCTACTGTCCGGCCCAGCCTCTCGGCTAGGTGGAAGACGTATCGTCGGTGGGGGTCGGCGCGGAGTTTTTTTCCAGTACCACGGCGGCGCTCGCGGTTCCGGACAGCCTGTTCGCGACATCGGTCATCTGCTCGACCACGTCGGCCGGCATCGATCCGATCAGCTCGGAATCGGCGGGTCCGAATAGCTGCTCGCCGCTCTCGGGGTCGTACACAGACTCGATCACCAAACGCGTGGTGTATCGCTCGAAGTCGATCGCGTTGGTGCTGCCCTCGATGCGCGAGTACGTAAGCACCCGGCCCTTGGCGCCCGCCGTCATGCCGCGGATCTCGACCGTCGCGTCCAGTTCCGGAATGAGGAGCGGCTCCTTCTTGACAGCGGCGCCGAACAGCTTGCTACGGAGTGTGGAATTCATTTGCCCGTTGAGTTGTGTGATGGGTGTTGTGTGAGACCGTTACGCGATCGCGAGCACATTGTCGTCCACGTCCGCCGTGCCCGACCAGTCGATGCTCTCGTCGATAGCGCCATCGACCGACGCCGAGAGCGCGGCTTTGGTGAGCGTCGTCCACACGCGCATCGTGAACGCGGCCGTCGAGTCCGCGAAGAATTCGAGTACGACTGGCGTCTCGCCGTCCATCGCGTCGAAGAAATAAGAGTCGTTCTGATACCAGACCCCGAGCGAGCCCGTGACGTTGAGCATTCCGCCCAGGGACTTCTTCCAATCGGAACCGAAGTCCGACACATCGATCAAGGTGCGATCGCGCGTGATGGTGAACTGCTTGCACCCAGCCGCTGTGGAAAGCGGCAGATACGACCCGGACACGGTGATTACGCTGGCACCCTGCGACGCCGCGAACGTCACGCGACCGACGATGCGCTCGATCGTGAATCCGGTTGTCACCGCGACGCCATCAACCTTGACGGTCAGAGCGGCCGTAGGATCCCAGCAGTTCTTTGTCGCGTCGGTGATGGTGTAGACCTTGTCCGCTACGTCACCGGTGGTGGCTTCATCGGTGAACGCAACGGGGGCGCCCGCCACGCGGACGAGCGCCTTCCTGCCTGCAAGTGCCGTCATGGCGGGCTCCTGGCTATATGATCGTGATGCCGCCGGTCTGATTACCGGAGACCTGGAGCGAGACTTCCTTGTCCACGCCGGAATCGGCGCTGAACTTCGTGATGGTCGCCTGCATCTGCCATCCGGCTGTGCCATCGGGCAGATACTGGATGAAGACGTCGGTGCCGGCCATGAAGGCCGTCTCGAGCACGCCCTGGCCTGTGGTGTCGCTCGGCTCGTAGTTACCCTGCAGGTCGAACGTCGCGTCCAGAATGCCGCGCAGCGAGCGCTTCCAGTCGTCGCCGAATTCGGAGACGTCAATCAACGCGCCGTCGCGCGAGAACGTGATCTGCTTGATGCCCTTGACGTTGACGAATGAGCCGCCCGACGTCGTGCAGACCTTTACCAGTGATTTCCTTCCCGCGAGTGCGGTCATTTTCTAGCCCTCTGTGATTGGTTCGGGTTGTGGTGCGCTTGGTGGTTCGGTGGTGGAGTGGAAACCGCAGGCGCGGCACCGCCTCTCCAACGGGCCGCCCATAGTTGTGAGATCTTCGCGCTGATCCATCGGGTGAGCGCACCCGCCGTCCGCGTCGTCCTCGATCGGCAAGCCCAGCGCGGTGAGCGTAACGTCGATCTGCGCGATCGTCGTCTCGGCCATCGCGCGCGCTGCCAGGAGCTGCGCGATGAGAACTTCGCGATTGAGGGCAGGATTGATCGTCATGCTGCCTCCAGTGTGGCGCGGAATCGCGCGACGACGTGTCTGTACGTGCCGCCGTTGCCGTCGCCTTCACCGGGCATCGGCTGGCCGAACTCGTATGCGTAGTCCACGACCGCGAAGCCTTGGACGGTGAGCGGCGCGGATTCGAGCAGTGTGATCATCGCGTCCATGATCGTGAGCGCGCGCTTGTTACCGCGCGGAGACGCCCCGGCGAGCGTCGCGCCGTCGCGGTCAAATACATGGAACGTGCGCGTCACTTCGCGGCCGTCGTTGGCGAAGCTGCGATACGGGACCTCGGTCGCCTCGCCGAGCACGACGAACGGCTCCGCCTGATTCTCTGGGATGGCGTCGAACACGCCCGTCACCATCGCGGCAAACGGTGCGTCGCCCGTGAGACGCGCATACTCTGCGGGCTGCAGATTGATGATCGCGCTGCCTGTCATATCGCGCGCCTCATGCTGCCGCCCCGCCGGACTCGGCCGCCGAAGCTGCACCGATCAATGCGGCTGCGATACGCGCCTCGTGATGCGGGCGCGTCTCCTCGATTGCGGGCACGATGAACGGCTCGGCTGGCTTGTTGCGCCTGGAGTCGCCGAACTCGACGACCATCGCATAGACGCCGGGCATCGTGTTGGCGAGAGTCGGCACGCGATGTTTCACCCGACGCTTGCCAGTCGAGCGCGACCGACGCTTGAGTGTGCCGTATCCGACCTCGAGGTATCCCGTCGGATAGTCCGGTGCGCGCGTCGTTCGGATCGTCGCCGCGAGCTCGCCGGTCAGGCGCGGCACACGGGCGAGCGCGTCCGCCTTGGCCTCTGCCAAAGATTCGTCCACCGCCTTGATGCAACGCGTGCGCGTGCCGGTGTTGAGCAGCGCCAGCGAGCGCCGCACCTGCGGGATGCCGCTTACAACGGCAGATACGAAGTCGCTCACGGAACGCGCCTCGCGTGCCTCTCGCGCCTCACGTGTCACCCGCCTCGTTGCCAATCTCGACGCACGCAAGCTCGATCTCGCGATGGCGCTCCTCCAAGTCGCGCACGCCGGCGATACGGAAGCGCCGAGTGCCGAGGCCCACGACCATTGCTTCGGTGACGCCCGCGCGATAGCGCATGTTGACGCGATGCGTGCGCTCGGTTTGCACTGACATCGCCTGATCGCGCTCGCGCGACGTGACGGGCGAGACCATCGCGCGCGTCGTAGCAAACACCGAGGCCGAGGCGCCGTCCGCGCCGCCCATGCCGTCGGATCCACCTGCGGCGGGAAGGAGGAGCGTGACAACCTGGCGCATGAGCCCCGGAGGCGTCCACGGTGAGCCGGCCATTACACGAACTCCAGGATGCGATATGGCGCCAGGAGTGCGGTGACGGTGAAGGGCACTTCGTCGGCCGTGAACCGGACCAGCGTCACCGCTTCACGATTCTCGTACCATGTGCCGACCAGGAGTTTTATCGCGGCGATGATGCCCTGCGGCACATCCGTGCCTGCATCACCGTAGCCGGCATCGTATGTGATGACCACGCCCTCGGGATGGACGAGCGTTGTAGGCCAGATTCCGCCGGGCGCGGGGGTGAGCGTCGCTTCCCATGCGTCGGCCGACAGTACGTAGGTCGACGGATCGAGCGTCACGAGCGTGCCCGTCGTGTCGCGATATTTGACGCTCGTGATTGACTGCACCATCCCGCGCGGCAGCCTTAACGCGTAGCGAAACGCGACCGACCCGGACACGGGCGTGCCGGGGAGCGAGAGCGGATCTACGCCGTAAACGGGGACGCCCAAGACGCCGGTCGCGCCAGGGAAGCCGGGGAGTGCTAACTGCCACGTCTGCGTGATCAACGATCGGCCGCAGATTTCCTCAACCCATTGCCGCGCGGCGGTCGCGAGCGACGTAATCAGATCGTCGTCCGCCGTGACGTCGGTGTCGACGCGCAAATGCAGCTTCGCTTCGGCGAGCGAGACCGGTTCGGCTGCCGGCGCCGCGGTGAGGGTGAGGTGGCCTGGCACGGTCGCTACTTGCCCTTCGCTGCGGGCTTGACTGTCGTCTCGCGAATGCTCCGCGTCGCGGCTTCCGGGGCTGCGTCCTCGACATACGGCTCGGCCTTGCCCGCGTTCAACGCGGCCACGGCTTCATCGTCCGGCAGATCATAAACGACGCCCGGCATGCGACTCCACGTGACGGACGCCTCGGACACGAGATACTTGACCTTCATGATGGTGCGCTCCGTTGGTGATGAGTGACCGACTGAGTGGGCCGGGCATTCCCGGCCCACTCACACGTCATCAGGTCGCGGAGTTCGCGAAGTACGTCACCGGGTGCGTGCCGGCGTCCAGCAGGTTGCCGTCCGCGCGGGCCCAGCCGAGGAATCCGACCTGCCCGAAGTCGGCGTAGCGCTCGACCAGACGGATGATCGAGATTTCCTTCACGTCGCGGATGAAGTACTTGGAGAGCCGGCCGAACAGGATCGACTTGGCGTCCGCGGCCATCACCGGCATGTCCTGGTTCACGATGTACGAATTGCCGAGCAGGAGGTCCGGCTGGCCGGCCTGCACGTTGGGCTGCCAGAGCGGGTGGCCTTGGCTGTCCTTCAACTTCTTGATCGCGAGGAGCGTGGTGTCGTGGAACATCCACTGACCACCCTGGCGATAGGCCGGGTCAACCGAGTGCTGCAGTCCGACGAGATCGTCGTAGATGAGCGAGAGCGTCTCGCCCGTCGCGCCGGTCACGCCGAGCGTTGCCTGCGGCACAATGCCGTGAGGCTGTCCCGATCCAGTGCCGACGGTGAAGTGCGTGTTCTGGATGCGGCCGAGGCGCTCGGTGAGGCGCTCGACGATGTACGCGTTCAGGTCGAACGCCGAGTCCTGCAGAAGCTGCAGGGGCACGAGGATCGACTTGGACGAGTACATGAAGGCGCCGATGTTGACGACGCCGAACGCGATGTCCTGTTCCGACACCTGCGTGTTTTCGCCGAGGATGGCACCGACGTTCGCGGTGTCGTTCTCGGTCGGCATCGGCATGGTCGCACCGGTGTCGGTCGTGATGACCGTGGACCCCTGACGCATTCCGCCGAACGCCTTGAGCGCGGTCTCCAGCTGATCGTAGAACGCGGGCGCGACGGTGTATCCGCCGGACGAGTTCGTGCCTACGGTCTGCGCACGGCGCTCCATCATGATCTGCCGATGCTCGGGCGTCATGTCGGAGAATCCGTTCCGCAGGTAGCTGTCGAAGGCGCGGTTCTCGGCCTCGATGCGTGCGGCGCGAACCTTTGCGACGTCAGAGTCGGCGGTCTCGTAGCCGCCGCCCTTCCGGTCTTCCTTGGCCGCCTTCGTTCCGCGGCTCTCGTTCATCTCACGCTCGACCGCCTCATGGCGCTCGATGCGCTCGACCTGTCCGCGGAGATCCTCGATCTCCTTGTGGAACTTGTCGAATGAGACAGTCTCTTCGGCTGTCAGCTCGCGCTTCTCCGTGTCGGCGAGATCGATGATCGCCTGCGCCTGCGTCGCCAGATTCGCGCGCTTCTCGCGCAACTCCTTCGCCTTCAGCATCTCTACGGCTCCCGTGTTGCCACGTGTTGGTGGTGTGGGAGGCCGCTTGGGTCGGAATACGAAAAAGCGCGCACTACCCGACACCGTGATGAGTGTTGATCACGTTTGTCTGGGTAGCAGCGCGCCCGACATGAGTCAGCGAGACAGCTACGTCAATGGTGCAAACCGCCGGACGCTTGCGCCCGGTACCTGCACATCCGACTTTCAGTTGTTACTTACGGGGCGAGTATACAACGACGAACGCTCGCCGCGCAAGGGCGGCTTTTTAAATAAGAGTGCTGTCTAAATACCGAGCAATGCGAGACGTCGGCGACGGAGATCGCGCTGGACGGCCTTCGGTGGATCCGCCACGGTCTGGTGTGCGACCTTCCACGCGTCGAGCGAACGGACCGCGACGTCGGTATCCGGATACGCGGGATACGTGACGACCGCGACGTCAAAGAGTTCTTCGATCTCGGTGATGGTGCGCGTCACCGCATCGTCTGTGTAGAGCCACTCGTCGCCGCCCTTGGCAACGCGGAAGCCGAATGACATCTGATCGATGTCGCCACGCTCGACCGAGACGAGCAGGTCGCGCACCCACTGCACATCGGGCGGCGTCACCTCCATCGAGAGCCCGCGATTGTCCTCGGCGACCGTGAGGGTGCCCGCCTTGTTTCGGCCCATCACGAAGTTCGGGTCGTGATTGAAGAGCGCCCGAATGTCGGACTTGGGAATCGCACCGCGGAACGCGCCGGGCATAATAACCTCGGTGAATCCGCCGAGGTCATCCGACGCCGTATTGAAGAGCGCCGCGTAACCGGCGAGCTTGGGCGCCGAGTCGCTCGTCTTTGCGCGCAGCTCGGCGCCGGTGACCACGCGGCGCTCGATTGATGGCCTTGTCATGCGGCGATCCTCTTTTTGATGGGAGTGGGGAAGAACGATTCGATGCGTGCGAACACGTCGGCGAGCGCGTCGGACGGCTGGGATCCCGCACGAACGGCCGCCATATGTCGCTCCGCGTGCTGTGCCGCGAGTCGGTCGGCGGCCGCGGCGCGCACAGCCTCGGACAGCGTCGTACCCACGAGCGTGACGAGCGCCCGCATGGCCGGCGCGAATATCCGGGCGATCGCCGCCTCGTGATCATGATCCAGCGCGTCGACGAACGCGACGCCCCGCTTCTCGGCTCGCTCGCGCGCCACAGTCTCGCGGCGTGCCACACGCTCGGCGGCGTCTCCGAACACGGGCGCCAAGGCTGCACGCCAGAGCGCGACGGGTCGGCTTCGCTCGCCCTCGGCCGCCGTGTCGTCTGCGTCGTCCGCGGTGTCGTCCTCGTCCGCTTCGTCTGCCGGTGTCTCGCCTGCCTCATCCGCGCGCGCTACCTGATCGGCAGGAACCATGTTGAGCGGCACGAGATAGAGGTCGCCTTCGTCGCCCGGGAGCGGGTTCAGGTTCTCCATCTCGCGGATGTCATTGGCGGAGAGCCACCCGCCATTCCGGCCGATGTTGTACGCCGCATATCGCGCCGTCGTGTCACCGCGAAGCAGCGCGTCCATCACGAACTCAGCAAAAAACTGGTTGCCGGCGAAGTTGCTGAACAGATCGTAGGAGACGGCCTGTTCCCAACGCACCGCCCACGGCCGGAGAGTATTCGTCACGAAGTCGATCGACTGCTGCTCAATGTTGGAAAACGTGGCCTTGTCGAGCTGGGCCACCATGTGCGGAGGGACGCGGAACATCCGGCAGATCTCGGTGACCTGAAAATTCCGCGTTTCCAGGAACTGCGCATCGTCCGGATTGATCGTGATCTGATGCCACGTCATTCCCTCCTCGAGGAGTGCGACGCGGTGCGCGTTCGAGAGGCCGCCCTGCATCTGCTCCCAGCTCTTCTTCAGTTGCTCCTTCGCCTGGGGAGACAGCTTCTGACCCGGGCCCGTGGTGAGCACACCACCGGGCTTGGAGCCGTTGCCGTAGAACCGCGCCCCGTACTCCTCGGCGGCCATGCCGACGGACACGGTCTGTTTCATGAGCCCGATCGGCGAATAGCCGATCAGGCCGTCGTATCCGAAGCCCGGAATGTGCAGCACGTTCTCGCGCGCGAGCGCGACCGGCGTCCCCGTTGGCAGGCTCACGATGTAGCGCTTTTCGCCGCCCACGCGCTCGACGCGCACGCGGTCGGGTGTGATCGGCCAGAGATTGATCGGCTGATTGCGCCCGTTCCACTCGATTTCCGCGAACGCGTTCCCCGTCAGCGCGACGTGTCCCTGCATCGTTTCGATGAACTGGAACGGCGTCATCTCGGGATTCGGGCGATTGTGCAGGAGCTGATAGACGGGATGATTGATCGCGCGATGCTTGCCGCGTGCAAGTCTCTCGTAGGTCACGAGCGGAAGGGACGCCAACGACTCGGCTAGTATGCGGACGCACGCGTAAACCGCCGAAAGCGTCATCGCTTTCCGTTCGGTTACGGTGATGCCGGTCGTTGATGGCCCTATGCCCAGCGCTTCCAATAACGCCGGAGTCGGGTTGGAGAGCGGTATCGACGGGTTCTCGAGGGACTGGCTGCGCGCTTCTATGGCGCGCTCGGCGAGCCGTTCACTCCGCACATTGGCGATGTTGAGTCTGGTCAGCATGGCGTCAGATTCAGAATGAGAAGATGCCCTCGTCCTCGTAGACACTTCGCGTCGTGATCGGTGCGGTTATCACCCGTCCCAGCGCCATGAGCAGCGCCACGAGCGGATCGATCTTGTTTTCCGGCTTCTCCTTCGTGGGGTAGATGTTGTCTTTCTTGTCGTAATGGCACACGACATTCGAGACAGCCCACGAGAGGATCGGATCCCCGTCATGATGGAAGCGACCGTCGAGCACCAGCGCCTCGAGCTGCTTCATCGGCTCCGAGAAATTGAGCACCGTCGGCCGCATTTCGACCATCTGGAAGCCCTTGGCCGCCATCTGCGTCGAGAATTGCGTGGCCTGAAACGGATCGTATGCCACTTCGCGCACCGTGAAGCGGGAAACAAGATCCTGCGCCTCGTCTTCGATCGCGTCGAAGTCGATGATGTTGCCTTCGGTCGTCTCGATGCGGTTCTCGCGGACCCATCCTTCGTACTGACTGTTGTTCGACTCGTCGACGGCGGATTCGGGCAGGTAGTAGCGACCGAATGCGTAGTAGTGCTTCCTGTCGTCGATCTCGCGCTCGAACAACTGCATCCGCGCCGCGAGATCGATCTTTGATGCCAGATCGAACGCCAGAACGCACTCGCTCTGCTCGAATTGCGCGTCAGAAAGCGTGAGATCAGCGCACTTATCCCACGCGCGCATGTCCATCCAGGCGACGTCGGCGTTAACCCACTGATCCAGATGCTTGGTCAGGAAGTTGTTGACGGCGCTCGGCGTCTCCTGCGCCTTCCGGCAGAGCGATGCGAGGTAGTCCGCGAACACGGATACGCCGATATTCGGGTTCGCTTTCGCCCAAACCGCAGGGTTATCCCACGCGTCTCCGTCGTCGATCGTGTAAATGATTCCGAAATACGACTCATCCGACGCGCGCGCGCCTTCGATCTTGTAGCCGAGCCCGTCGTGGCGCGAGAGAACGTCGTTCAGGATCTTGGTGACGTATGTCCGCTGCTCGTAGCAGATGCCAGCGCGATCGCTGCCGGCGGTCGTGATGGACCATAGCAGTGGCTGTTCGCGCGAGCCCATCGACGTCTCGATGACGTCGAACACGTCGCGCTTCTTGTGCGCGTGCAGCTCGTCGATCGCGCCGAAGTGCGTATTGAGACCGTCCAGCGTCTCGCCTTCGGCTGACAGCGCCTCGAACTTGCTGCCAGTGCGCAGGACGTTGATGTTGTGCGCGCCGACTTCCAGCCCGGTCGCCTTTCGGAGGTCGGGAGACTTCCGCGCCATCTGCTGCGACGCGCTGAAAACGATCTTCGCCTGGTCGCGCGTCGTGGCGGCAGAGTAAACTTCCGCGCCTTCCTCGCCGTCGGCCGTGAGCATGTAGAGCGCGAGCCCCGAGAGCCACGAACTTTTGCCGTTTTTGCGCGGGACCTCGACATAGACCGAGCGGAATCGGCGCTTCCCGGTCTCTCTGTGGACCCATCCGAAGACCACGACGGTGACGAATATCTGCCACGGCGACAGCACGTGCAGCTCGTGGTTCCTCGCCCACTTGCCTTTGGTGTGTGGCAGGAGCTCGACGAACCGGCACGGCTTGGCGGCCTTCGCTGGGTCGAATACCCACGGGAATTCTTCGGACGTGCTGCGCGCAAGGTCGTCCAGGTGCCGCTGACACGCGGCCTTGGTCCATTTGCACGCCAAGATCCTCCCCTCGACAACGTCGAGTGCGTAATCGCGAGCGATGGACGCGTAGTCGCGGACGGGCTTGCTCGTCATCCCATCAACGCCATGAATGCGTTCTGCGGCTCGGCACCGCCGGTCGTCGACACCTTGGTCCGGGCGGACGGTGTCAGGCCAAACTCGCGGAGCATTGACGCGATTCGGCGCCACGCGTCGGACGCAATCGCCACCTCGGGGCGGGCGCGGTACATCCGATCGCCCGATTCGGTCGTCGTGCAATACGTCGAGCCTTCCTCCTCGACCGTGGCCGCCGCGTAGCGCCACTCGGTGTACGCCACAACCAGGAGCTCGAGCGCCATCGCGTCGCCTTCGGTCAACACCTTCATCCCAAACAGCCGCTCGGCAAGATCATTCCACGCGTCGCGCTGGTCGTCGGTGAAGTAGCTCGGATAGAGCGGGGTCGATGGCTCGACCGCGGGCTCGCTCTTCGGGAGTGCGCGCTTGCCGGGGTTGCCGCGCAGCTCACGAATCGCCGTGGGCACGGGCTTGCGGCCGGCCATCAGCGGGCGACCGGAAAAACATGTTTCATTTTGCGGGCATGTGCGTTTGACTTGGCGCACGGTCCGGAAGCGAAAATGGCTAGAGATTTAACCACCCCTACCCATGTGTTTACTGCCATCTTGGCACGATTATTCACGCGCGCCTCGCATTGCCGAAGCCGCCATCCTCGCGCGCAGTCTTGATGTCGTGGCACGGCTTGCAGAGCGATTGCCAGTTGGTCGAGTCCCAGAACAGCCCCATATCGCCGCGGTGCGGTCTGATGTGGTCGACAATCCCAGCGCCCTTGATACGTCCGTGGCGCTCACACAGGGCGCAGAGCGGATGCGCTGCGAGCCATGCTTTGCGCGCCTTCTCCCATCGTGCGCCATAGCCGCGCTGGCGAGCTGTTGGCCGTGCAGCGTCTGCCTCACGCCGAGCCACGACGCGATGCTCGACACACCGGCCTGAGTCGGTGAGCTTGCCACACATCGGGTAGGTGCAGGGGCGCTTCGATGCAAAGGGCGTGGGCGGTTAACGAAAAAGGCCACCGCACCCGAACGATCTGGGTGTGATGGCCGTGGTAAGCGGACCGAGGTTATGGCGAGCGAACTGCCTGCACGAGGATTATGGCGCTAGTGTACGTCCGTTCCGGGGTGGCGTCAAGGTCATACCGACGCCCCCGGCATGTGCAGCCCGAAAAACGCGATCACGTCGTGCAACTCCATCCGCTCGTGCTGGATCAGCTCGGCTTCGTCGGCGTTGACGTCGAGCACGAGCAGCCATCCGCGCGCAAGGCTGTACACCCAGAAATGCGCTGAGCATCGCGCATGCGGATGAATTGCGTCACGGTGCGTGCATTGTGGCGTGGCCGCTATCGGTCGATCGTGGACCTTGATCGGCGCATGGCCGTACGGGCAGCGGATCAACCCCTGGTGCGCCGGCGCGAACCGCCTGACGCGCAACGCGCCATCGAGCCAGTACAACCCGCTCGGCGCTGCCTGTATCTGCGACTCCGGACGTCCCGCGATTGCGCTCATTCGCTAGTGTAGCACCGCGGATGCCCTACGTGTGAGGGTCAAGTGCCTATCCTGGTATCTGGAGAGGGGAGCGGGATTGGCTGCGGCGCGAATATCAGATCGTCGGGAATGCGTCGCCGTCCACGCTCAATGTCCGAGAGATACGCCGCGCTCATTCCGCGAGCGCGCGCCGTCTCGTTGAGGCCGAGTCCGGCCTTCTTGCGTCTCGCGCGTAACAGTTCGTGAGGCATCGGCGCCGGTAGCTTGATCCAAGGATATTGATCGCCAGCGCCCATGATTACTTCATATCCGATCGAGAGCGCACGCTGGATACTGGACGGCCTGATAATGACCGAGCCACTGCCGTCACCATGACCACAGCAGCAATTCACCGTCTGGACGCCAACGTCATTGAGCGCGACGACGAGATCAGCGAGACAGGCATCGACCGTAATCGTCTGGCGGATCGTGATCTGTTTATCGGTGCCGTGCTTACACATTACCCTCTCCAGTCTCGGCCCGCAGTCTGCGCTCGCGTGCTCTGTTCATCGCGACGGCCTGCATCGCGTGCTTGATCGCGAATCCGTGAAACTCGGCGGGCGTTTCCTTCTCGCCGCCAGCCGCATACACCCGCCCGCTCATTGCCGCGTCCATAATTGCGACCTCCAAATCCTCGCGCGTGAATCTCTTGGGTTCGTCAGCCATTACCCTCTCCAGTCTCAGCAGCCGAGGCCGTGATCTGCACTGACCCGAGCGCCGAGAGTGCTGACAGTAGGACGGATGCCGTATGCACCGCGTCTCGCTCGTCGAAATTGACCATCAGGTCAACGCCGTGCGCATGGGTGCTTTTCTGGCAGAATCGGATCCTGTCGGACGCGACGGGTGCGTTCGCCGTTTCGCCGCAACACATGTAGCTCTCGTAGGCCGGCGACGCAATCCGTGAGAGGGGATGGCAGTCTGTCCGGCCACGCGGGCAACCCTTCGGATCGTGAATGGCTCCGTCGTGGAGCGTTGGCACTTCGCGCTCGCGGGCCGTCATTCCTTCGGCTGTTGTATTATCGGGCACTTGGCTTCCTCCGGAAAAGTCTCATGTGTCTGATTGCGCGGCGGGTGAGGTGGGCGAGCAGGCCATCGGTTACGCGCTTGCCCTTCTGCCACGCTGTTTGAATCTCTCCATAGCACTGGCCGCAAACGTCTCTGACCTCGGGCGTTCTGATGTCTGCGAACAATCGATTGCGGTAAGCCATCGACCATTTCTCGCCGCATAGATCGCAAATGAACGCCTCTCCCAACCGTTCAGCCATTTGTCCCGCCTTGTGTTGGTGTTGGTGAGTGAGCGCGCGCTATTGCCTGGAACGCCGTGTCGCCCACACCGTCGCACTTCGCGTCGGGCTGGTACGACTCGGGCTTCCACACGCCCACGTTGCCGTCTTCTGTCAGGCCGAATACAACGACGCCTTCGCCGCGATGCACCTGCGCCGTGATCCATTCGTCAACCTTTCGCCGTTCCCGTTCTGCGCTATCTAACTGGGATTCAAGTTCCCGAATCCGAGTGTCCGCAGCTTCGATGATCCCCTGTTTCAGGGCTGTGAGTTCTTCTGCGCTCTCTAGACGGGAGCGGAGGGCCAGGATCTCGTTGATGTAGCCGCAAACATCATCCGCGAACGCATTGGCCGTGCGCTCCCATTCGGCCCGTGAATCTTCGGTGCGCGTGAGCGCGTCGTCGAGCCACAATACGGCCCGTTCATAGCCTGGCTGGCGACCGTCAGGCGTCGGTGTGCGAAAGTGCCGAATCGTATCGCGGATTTCGTCCGGCATTTCCGTTGTCTCACTCATTCGCCCTCCTTGCTCATGGCTAGGTCGATTGCTTCGCGTAAGGAGCGGCCCCAATAGTTCGGCACGTTATCAGCCTCCCGAGGCGGCTCGAAGAACAGTCGGAATAGATCATCCTCGACTGAGAATCCGTTAATGTCGATTTCAGTTGTGGCCACAGTTTCAAAACTGATATGAGCGTCCGGCGCGGCACGCTCCTCCAGAAATTCCAGCCGCTTCGAGTCCCCTTCGGCCTTTGCGAGAGCGGAGAGGATGGTACGGATGTCGTCCCGCGATATGTGGGTGGGATGCCAGCATTCGGCGGGCTCCGTCGTGATTGCGGTCAACCCCTCAACGACTTCGGCTACCTGTTCCGGGCTGTACTCTGGTCTGTCAGTCATTTCCCCTTCGGTAGTGGCGCGCTGGCTGTGTATTGCGGGAGTGCCTCGCGATCGATCTCGCCGTTGTACGTGGCGACAGCGGGCGCTGGCTCGGTCGGTCGTGCGATTACGCGATCGTACAATTCCTGTGCGGCCTCACGTACGGAATCGTCGTCGTACTGTTCGACGCCGTCTCTCATGCGATGCATGAACGCGTCAAGTGCTGCGAGTGGCTCATGCACCGGCCATGCTGCGATCATCAGCATTCTTTCACTCCGGAGGTGGATTGAGATGCACGACTTGCAGCCTCGGCTGACGTGATCCCGCACGATTGGCAGTGTAGTTCGCCCGTCGTGCCGTTAGAATACCACGCAATGCCCAAGCTGTGATGCCGCGCAAGTCGTGTGTTCGCTTCGTCCCGCTCTCTCTGTGCTTTGTCGAGGGCGGCGCGAAGCCGTACGAGTGCAATCTCCCATTCGTCGAAAAAACCTGCCGAGTCGTCGCCCATGTTGCGGCGCTCGACATACTGGCTGTGGAGATAGTCAGACAATCGACCGAGTTGTTGATCGACCTCCAGCTTGGAGGCTGGTTCTGGCGTGCCCGCCGCGATGAGCGCGTCGCCTTCTTCGCGCGCCCGCTTGACCCACCACTCCTTCGGTTTATCTACTGGCATTGGTATCCTCGGGGAACGCGGGGAATGTGCCGCTTGTGGTTACGGTGTGGACGTACGGCGCTGGCTCACCCGCGAGCGCGTTGACGATGGCAAGCTGGCGCTCCAACTCCGCAACCCTTGCTAGTAACCGCTCCCTGTCGTCTGCGATCAATACCGGGATCTCAACGACGAGCGCGTGATTGATCTCGTGGCGTGCGTTGTGCGCGAAACTCCTTGGCGGCGCGCCTTCCGTCAGCAATAACGCAAGTTCTGCAATCTGATTGAGGCGCACGATATACCCCAGCATCTCGTCGGCGCTCACGACTGGCAGGATCGGGATAGGCCGCGACTCTCCACCCGTGATTGAGAGTCCGCTTTCGACGGAGTATGCCTGCGCGGGTGGCTTGCTTTCGTTCTGCCCGAATGTCGTCATTGTTCGCTCTCTGGTCTGCTCATTGTTCGCTCTGGTTAGGTGTGGATGGGGCCTCCACGAGGACGTAGCCCTCAGGGCAATGCGCTCGGTAGATGTCGTGCTTCCGGTCAGAGGTGAGGCCGATGTCAATTCGGGCGAAGGCGAGCGTTGACGAGACATGACACGCCAATAGCTCGCCCGACTCGGCATAGGCCGACGCGAGCACATCACCACCGAACGGCGGATGCCCCGGCTGAATTATTACTGTGATGCGTGCCTTCTTAGCCTCGCTCATAGACTCGTCTCCCCGCGTGAACGGATAGCAGCGCGGTAGTGCAGTACAGCCGCCATCCATGCACGCCCGTAGTCGGTATCATGCGGAACACCTGGCTGCGGCATCGGCATCAGACTGTCACAAGCCTCTCGCTCTGCTTTGACTGCGGCTTCTACCTGAGAGGGAACTGAGGCGATGTAGTCCAGTAAGCCCTCCAGTGGGTCAGCAATTTCTTTGAGGCGCGCCGCGCGAAGTGTCTGCCGTATCTCTGCGATACGCTGCTCTGTCTCTGTCGCCATTACTCCGTACCCGTTGGTGTGAGTGTCAGATATTCCTCGATCACGCGCCGCGCAGCTAACCATCCTGCGCACACGACAACGCAATTACCGGCAGCGCGGAGGCGCATGTGCCAGCCGCGCTGCGCGGGCTTCGTGTCGCTCGCCGTCGCGTCCACGCGCTTGAGCTCGATGTACAACGCGTGATACTTCCCGCGCGCGTGCGGCAGGCAGATGTCCGGGACGCCCGACGCAACCCCCTCGCGCTTCATCGCTGCCACGCGCGCGACGTTCTGACGGAAGCCACCGGTGTAGCCGCCAGCGTTCGGGATCGCAAACAGGTCGCGCAATTCGGGATGGCGACCGGCCGCGATTTGCGCCCATTGAAACAAAAACGCCTGCTCCTGATGCTCGGTCGGCACAACGCCTGCGCGCCGCTTGGGGCTCGTCATCGGCTGCGCGGTCATGTGTGCCGCCGGTCCGGTCCAGTCATCACGACCTGGACGAATCGCGACGCCAGTGGCGGCGATAGCACCTGGGTGAGCGGCGACACGTTGGTCGTGATCAGCATCGCCGACTCACGGTCCCACGCGTCGAGGATGATCTTGCCGAGCTCGGTATCGTCGAATGCTGTGCCGGACGTCGGTCGCACGTCGTCCAGGCAGATCACGCGCTCGCCCATCACCTCGTCCCGAACCTCGGACGCTTCGAGCAGCTTGTTCGTGCCCCATGCCGAGCGTCCGCCGTACCTCAATGCGTCGGCCAGGCGATACCACGGCTGCGCGTAGACGCGGACGTTGCGCCGGTAGAGCGCGTAGGTCGCGGCGTAGAGCAGGTGCGATTTGCCGACGCCTGTTGCGCCGACCAGCGCGAGCATCGCAGGCTCTCCGCCGGTAACGCGCTTGCACCAGTCAGTCACGGCATCGAACGCCACCTGCTGCGACGCGCGAACCGCGGCGTCGGCGATCTCCGCGAGCGAATCCAGAAACTGCGACAGTCGAGCGGCGCGAAATCTCGCCGGAATCGCGGGCTCGGCGCACGTGATGTTGCAAATGTCGGTTTCGGACTGGGTGCCGATCGGGGCTATTCGCGATGCACTGCTGTCGGACGCCGTCTCGGCCATCGCGCTCCGCATCGCGTTGAGGACCGCGTCGGCGTCGACACGTTCCGGCAGTTTGGTTGCGGTCATTGCACCTTCACCGGTTCGGTGGTGGGCGTGTAGTCGTACTGGCCTGGCGGCGTGCGCTTGCCGCGCTGCGGTCGCTGATTCTCTGTCCGCGTTGCACTCGCATCTCGCAGGTAGCCACGAAACAAGCGCAGCGAAGGATCGCCGCCGTTGGCGTTGAAGTCGCGCACCGCATTCGCGAGTTGTACCGGCGTCACGGTGAAATGCCCGGGCATTCCGTCGAGCGCTGCGTTGCTCTCTGCCGCCCACGCCGTCGGGTCTGGCACCCGCTCCAACAGCGCGAGCAGGTCGCCGCGATGAGTGTCCGGCACGCGATCCAGAAGCATCTCCGCGACCGGGCCGCCGGGTGGTGGTTGGTGGAGTGCAGATGCAGACTGCAAACTGCAAACTGCAGAGCCATCATCCGGCCAATCTCCGGCCATTGCCTGTGCATTGCCCGCGCTAATGCCTGTGCCATTGCCCCGGCTATCTGCGAGCTTTCGCTCGGCTTCGCGTTTCCATCGTTCGGTGGCGCCGTGTTTTCCTTTCTTTGACTGCTCGTCGCGGAATTCCTGCGCCTTGATACGGTCGCGCTCCATGCGCCTGTTCTGCAGGCGTGTCGCGTCGCCAGCGACCGGATGGAAGCATGGCGAGATCGCCGCCCACATCGCTTTCATCCGCCGCGCCGGCATGTTCTTGCATATGGCCGCGATCGCCTTGAGGTCTGCCGGGATGGATCCGTGCAACCATTGATGGTCGAGTAGCCGGCGATACGCACCTTCTTCCTCGAGCGTCATCAGCTTCACCGCCTCGTCGGCCACGAAGTCCCGCGCGTACCACTGATACGCGGGCGCCTTTGTCTCTATCTCTGGCACTACAACCCCATCCTTGCGGCGACTCCCGCGGTAACCAGGACTCGTGATCCATCACGCCGGCGCTCGATCTCGACGACCGATCCCTTCGCGATCAATGACGCGACACGTCCGGTGATTCTGTTCTGTTGGTTCTCTGCCCAGCCAATCGATGCCGCGAGCTCCTTGCGCGTGATACCGTACTCACCGGCGGCCGCGATCGCGTTGAACACATCACGCTCGTGGTTGTTTGCGTGCGGCCGCTCGCGGTCTGCTGCGGCCCGCGACGTCTGGCTCTTACGCTGGTATGGCACCGCCGGCAGCGGGTGGAATAGGTCATCCTGGACGGTGATCAAGGCTCACCTCCGAACAACGAGAGTTGCGGAGGCCGCGTGAAAAGCTCCGCGATCCCGTCGCGGATATACGATGCCAGAACCGACTTAGTGTTCACGTCCCAGTGAGTCAGTCCGTGATGTGCGCTGCACACTATACTGCCCATCATCTGCGGGACGAGCGCCATCGCATCCGCGAGAGAGCCGACGCCGGGATGTCCGCCGCCGCATTGCACGTTGCCATGCGCTTCCCAGTAAAACGCGCCGCTGTCAGTGCACTCCATCGTGATATACGTGCGGTGGAGTGATACCTCGACACGACGTACGACATCGGCGCTCATGCCGCACCGCCCGCGAACAACGTGCGATCAGCCAGTGCGGCCGCGCACGCTGGGTTGAGCCAGAGCACCTCGGTCCTGACGCGAGCACCGTCAGCGCGGTGCTCGCGTTCCCTGCGCTCCCATCCCGCGTATAACTCGCGATCGTACAGATCGCATGCGTAGCCAGACAGCACAACCATTCCGCTGGTCGCGTGCAGCACCTCGGCAAGCGCGACGTGTTCAGCGTCTGTCATCTCGACGGCGTAAGCGGCGTTCCCGCGTGCCATGTTCCGCGTTGAATGCGGGTACGGCGGATCGCAGTACATCAGTGTATCAGGCCCGTCGTGCTGCCGGATGACATCGGCCGCGCCTCGACGCTCGATCACAACGCCGGCCAGGCGCTCGACGAATTGGTCGATGTGTGCCGGGTAATTGATCCAATCGTGCGCCGGCGTAGTACCCGACCTATTACTGTTTGCGCGGAATCCCGTCGGATACTCGCCGTTGGTCGACGCACTGCCGAATCCGGCGAACGACCGGAAGATCGTTCGGCGCGCACGTTCTACTGGATCTACAGCGTCATCGTCGTCGTATGTAGCCTCGAATTCAGCGCGTGCGAACGGGGTGAGGCTCAGTAGCTCGGCAAGCCGCGCCGCCTGGCCGGGATCGCGCAGCACCCGGAACACGTTGACGACCGTATCCCATTGATCGTTGTAGACCTCGGCATATGAGCGTGGCTTACGCATGAGCACCGAGCCCCCCCCGCCGAACGGCTCAACGTAGACGCGGTGTGCAGGAAAGTGTGAGATAATCCACGGCGCGAGTATCCACTTGCCGCCGTGATACCTGAGAACGGGGCGTGCCTTCACGTCGCACCTCCGCTCAACCGCACCGGCTGCGGATCCCGCACACCGTCCGATTCAACTCGCGCGCGCGGAGCCTTGCCGTGCATCCAGCAATCCGGATGTTCGACCATGCCGATGATCCTGACGGAAACGCGCACATTTCGGCAGAGACACCCCATCCGGATCGCTTCTGGCGTTGCTGGCATTGGATATGGTCCCTTCATGCCGCACCTCGCAGCAACACCGCCGGCGGATCGGTTTCGATGTCGCGCACGACGTCCCGGAATTCGGCGGAGAGATCGACAACGGGGAGCGGCTTTCGCCCGCTCGTGAAGCCCCCGGCGCGCCACCAGCCAGTCCAGAACGCGCCATAAAGCGGAGCGCCGCTGTTGTTGCGGGAGTACGGACTATTCGCGCCCGTAGCTCGCGCCTTCACCCCTTCATCGAATGCCCGCGCGATCCGCTCGCGAGTGCCCGGATAGTAGCGGCGGCTCATGATACGCCCTCTTTGGCTTCCATTGCCGCGATATGCTTGTCAGCGTCGAACTTCGGATGCTGGTTCGACATGTGTCGCGCCAAATCCTTGAACCGGTGCGAGCAGCATGGGCAACGGCCCTGAATCATGCGCCGCTTGTATCGGGTAACTACGCCGCGCGTCGCGCGCAGACGTCGGTTGGCCTTGTCCTCGCGCTCGGATGCATGAGCGTGAGAGTCGCGCCAAAACTCCGTGTCTGCCTTCTGCGCATCGAGCTGCCGCGCGAGACGCTGGGCCTCGGTTTCGTTGACGAAGTGGCGCTCGTGGCCGTTAGGACACCAGAACGACTCGTGATCCTGTGTGCGCCGATCGTAGAGATTTGAATCCATCGCGAAGTGCACGCCGCAGAAGCCGCACGTGAGCGTGGTGAAGCCAACGAAAACGGCGGTTGGCGGAAGGAGTGTCGTGCTCATGACCGATTCCTCCGCTGCGACTGCTTCCGCATCTTCCGGCGTGACTTCTCGATCGGCCGATTCTTCGCGCGCTTGGATCTCGCCATCGCGCGGACGTCGCGCTCCAGCTTCGCCTTGCGAGCGTCGACGAGCAGCCGATACTCGGCGCGGGCGTTGACCTCCTCGACCGCTTCGATGTAGGCGTCGTCTATCATGCCAGCACCCGGTAGCCGTCGAGGAACTGCGCGGTGGTGATGCGGGCACGAGCGGATGGCAGGGGATCGAGCCATTCGGCCGCGGTGCCGGCGGTGGCAAGGGCGGCGAGAAATGCCATTCCCGAGCGAACTACTCCGGAACGGGTTAGGAACGCTTTCGGATTCGGGAAAATCCTATCGGGGGCGTTGCGTGTTCTGCGGGGAAAGGCTATCCTCATGGGAGAACCGCATAGAACCGGCC